GTCTTCGTACTTGACGGTCGTTGCGCCGCCAGTAGCAGCGACCTTGCCGGCGACGGCCGCAGTGAGCAGGCCCTTCGGCTGGCCGGTGCCGGTGCCGAGCGTATGGTGGCGGTTCTGGATGCGGCCGATGCGCAGGTTCAACAGATTCGTGATGTACGCTTCCACGTTGAACATCGAATCCTGGATCAGCTCGAATGGCAGCGCGATCGACTTCGACGAGTACTTGAAGACGTCGAGCGAGGCCTGGCCGAAGGTGGTGTCCATCGCCGAGGTCAGCACATTCTGGCCAACGATTTCGCCTTCTTCGGCCGTTGCATCGGCGGTCGGGAAAAGCATCTGTGCGCCGGTGGCGGTCTGGATGCCAGTCGCAACCGAGCGGACCGCGAACGTTTCCTTCATCGCTTCGATTAGCGTCCGGCTGAACTCGGTGGCCACGGTATAGCCGCCTTCCGAGCCGGTCGTGGTCGACATGGCGGCGCGAATGTCCGGGTTGACGCGGGCCTGCATGGCGCCACGCTGCTCCGCCGACAGCGCCGACAGGCCGCCCGACAGCATGGCGCGCAGTGCAGCCGACTCGCCCGACGCGCCGGCGCCCGCACTGAAGGCTGCGTTCACTGCTGCGTTATGCTGGTTCTCCGGATTCTCGCCGGCCAGCTGGGCAATGCGGTTTTCGCGCGCGATGTCGGCATCGATCGCTTCGACTTCAGCCAGGAACTTGTCCAGTTCGCCGGCCTCGGCTGCCGGCATGCGCTGGTCGGCCGGATACTTGTTGTTCAGGTCGCGGACTTTCTTGGCCGCGATGTCGCGTTGGGCGCGCAGGGCTGCGAGCTTGGTCATGTAAAACCTTTCGATGGGGTTGGTCCGCTCTCGCGGCCGTTGGGCATAAAAAAAGCCACCCGAAGGTGGCTGGCTTAGTGGCGCGAGAGCGTCAGCTAACTTGGAGGCGCGTCATCGTGGCAATGCGCTGCTGATGGCGCGCGCGGTGCTCTTCGGTGGCGACCGGGTCGACCTGGTCGGGATCGGGCTGTGCAGGCTTCGGCGCGTGCGCGTAGGCGCTCATGTCCCACGACGATTCGACCTTCTTGCCTGCAGCGATGCGATCGACGAGGCCCGCAGCGACGGCTTCGTCGGCGGTGTACCAGGTCTCGGCGTCCATGGCGGCGCGCAGGTCTTCGACCGACATACCGCTTTTCTTGGCGTACTGGCCGGCAAGCGACGCATCGATTTTTGAGAGCAGGCCCGCGGTCGACGTCATATCGTTCGCGTTGCCCATCGCCCAGGTCCAGGCGTTGTGGATCATGTAGAAGCCGCCGTCGGCGATCTCGACCTCGTCGGCCGCAGTGGCGATGACCGTGGCGGCGCTGGCTGCGTAGCCATCGATGTGCGCGATGACCTTGGCACCGGTGTCACGGATGGCCTGGCAGATGGCCTGGGCTGCGAACACGTCGCCACCCGGGCTGTTGATGCGCAGGTGGATCGTGCCGCCCTTGATGTCACGGATCTGCGGCACCAGCGCCTCGGCCGAAACGCCGCCCATCCAGTAGGCGGTCTCCTCGTCCGACACGATCGCGTCATAGATGTGGATCTCGACCTCGTCGGCCTTGGCCACGATCTTGGACTGCGGGACGCGCTCAGGTCGCTTCTTGTTGCTCGCCAGGAGCTTGGTCAGACTGTTCGGCACTTGTGTCTCCATTCAGGTTCAATTTGGCGTCCGGCGGCAGGTTTTCCTGGCGGCGAACTTCGTCGACGGTCATGAACGGCCGCTCGCCGGCACGGCCCAGCGCCGTACGGTAAGCGTCGTAACGCCCCTTCATGTCGCCTTTTTCAAGTGCCGCCGTGATGTGCTCGACAAAGAAGCGCTGGCGCACCGGCCACAGTTTGCTGTTCAGTTCCTGCGCGATCGCGGTGAGGTGCCGCTGCAGTGTGTAGCGGACGAAGCCCATGCCCATCTCAGAGACGCCCGAGCCCCAGGACGTAGTTTTCGTGGTGTGCCCTACCATGAAGGGCGGCACACCAAAGATGCGGCATATCTCCTCCACCGTGAACAAGCGGGTGGCCAATATCTCAGCATCCTTCGAATTCACACTCAGCTGCGCCGGCTCCAGGCCGCCTGACAAGATCAGAGGGCCGCGCCCCCCGTTCTGCGCGCGAGCGATGAGCGATGCTTTCAACTGTTCAAGCTGGGGCTTATCGAGCTTCGACGCGGTCTTGAGCGCGTAATCGAAGTTGCCACCGCCGGAGAGAAAACGCCCCGTGTATTCCTGTGCGGCCAACGCCGTACCGATCGCCTCGAGCGCGGCGTACGTCAGAGGGCTTGGGCTTGTCAGTCCATCAAAGCCCAGGCTTGGAAGATGGATGATGTCTGCGCGGTCCAGAACATACGTCGGCCCATCTTCCGGGGTAATTCGGTAGTAGACATCTTTGCCATCCTTAAATGGCTGCACCGTGTGCCGCTTGAGAGGCTTCCAGCCGGTGACGCGGTTGCTGTACGGGCTGGGCCGGATCCACTCGCCGAAACCATCGCCGTGCGAAAGTTTCGATAAGATGATGGATTCCCAAGCTGCCGCAGCGGTCCAGCCATCACTCGCTTTTTCGTTCAGCATCCACCAGTAATCGTGGTCGGCAGTATCTCGGTCATTGCCCTTGCGCTCGAATAGGCCAACCGTGATCGTGCTGATTGCGCCGGCGACGAGCGACATGCACCCGTATGCTGCTGATACCCGCATACCGGTTTCTGCCGTAACGGCCGACCCGGAAGACGACCGGTGCGCTGCACCCAGCAGGTTGGCCAGCTCGCCCATCGACATGCTACCGCCAGAGTTCTCGCCCAGCGCCACGATGCCGGCGCGCTCTGCAGCGCCATCCCGGCCAGCCATCCAGGAGTCGAGCACTCGCGATTTATGCGGGGTCGCCTCCAGGTTCAACAGTTGTCCGGTCATCAAAAGTCCAATACGTGAATTTCCGGCGCCGCCGTCCCGGCGGGGTTCAGCGCCATCAGCGATACCGCGCAAAATGCGGCCATCAGCGGGTCGATCTTGGCCTTGCCGCTGGCCTGCTTGGTGATCAGGATGGCGTTGCCCTTGTCTTCAATGCGCGCGTTGCCGACGCACCAAGCCATCATGGGGCGACCAGCGTGCAGCAGTTCGCGGCCGGCGACCTTCCGCTCGGTATCCTTGATGGCGCCATTCAGTTTGTAGCCCTGGGAGATCGCGACAATCTGCTTCATATCGATGCCGCGGTCTTCCGTGATGAGCTCGTCGACGATAGCTCCGATGCCGGCCGCGTCGACCCCGATCCCTTTTTCCTCAGGGAGTAGGCCGGAGTCGCGCACCCTGCAGATCAGGTCTGCCACCTCTATGACGTCGTCGCCAGGTTGCTTGACGATGGTCAGGTCGCCCTGCTTCTGGAAATCTAGTAACCGCGGCGCAATTTCCTTACGTCGCTCGAGCGCAATCTCGTGCGCCCAAGCATGGCACCACAGCAGCCACTTGCCAGTCTCGCGCTCGCGGCCGAGAACCGACAGGCCCAACAAGTCATCTAGGCCGCCGCCGTCGATTCCGACTACAGCGACCTCGGACCGTTCGATCAGCGTATCCAGTGTGATGGTCTGGTCGCCTGCGGCTTCCCAAAAGTCGGCGCCGCCCCAGCGGTCAGAGCGGAGATTTAGGCCGATCTCGATGTTCAAGTGCTTTGCCCGGACGTCGCGCACTTTATGCTCGCCAGCTTCCTTCGCTTCCAGCAGCTTCTGCTCGATCACCTCGGCGTCTACGGAGATGCCCCAGTTCGGATTTGTGATGTAAGCATTGTCGAGGTCCTCGTACGCCTTGCTTTTCAGCATGTGGTCCGGAAACTCATAGATGATAGGCAGGAACCTTGGGTCCTTGACCTTTCCGTCCCGGACCTTCCTTGCGTAGCCAAGCGTGTCCAGGAAGACGCCCGCTGGAGGCTCCGCCGATTGCGTCGTGCAGTAGAAGATGAAGCCCTCCGGCCGAGAAGTAATGCCGCCGGTAGCCTCGGTCAGCATCGCTGCTGCCTTGCTGTTTTTGCCGAACTCGTGCAGCTCGTCGATGAAGACACCGATCGCCTTCTTGCCCGTAACGGTTGCCGAGTCAGCAGCCACAACCTTCAGGCTCGCGCGAGTGAGGCGGCACGTGACAGTCTTGATGTGCTGCTGCTCTTGAAACCGGTCGTTGAGCTCGTCGTCCGCAAGGATCATCTCGCGGATTGGCTTATAGGCGTTGTCGGCCGCTTCCTTCGTCGGCGCCAGGATGATGAACTCGCCAGCCTGGCGAGTGTTGAGGATCAGGGCGGTGAGCATCACGGCGGCCGCGATCATCGACTTGCCGTTCTTTTTGGAGACCATCAGGAAATAGTTCGTGATGAGTCGCCGCTTCCGCTTGCGATCGTAGGAGCCGAACAGTGCCTCGACAAGCTCAATCACCCATGGCTCACATGCCTCGCCCATTGTGGGGCTGCCGTCGGCGTCCATCATGCGCAAGGCCGAGAACACGCTCAATGCATCCTCAGCCTCCTCGGGAAAGATCGGCTTCACTGGCACCATTGACTGGCGCGCAACAATGCGACTCTCCCAGTCGGGTAGAGCGGTTGTCCAATTCGTCATTACACAACCCTCAGGCCAAAGCGTCCGCCACCGGCTGCTTTCGCTGCCGCATCCTTTTCTTCTTTCTTGCCACCCTCGCCCAGCTTCTTGTGCTTGAACGGCAGCATCGCCTTAGCCGCGTCGATCCTCAGGCGCAGATCCGCAGCTGGCTCGTTCATGACCTTGGTGAGAAATTCGACGGGGTCCGCAGTTGGCGGAATGTCGAACGCTTCGTCGGCCAGACCCGGCGCCGGCGGTGTGCTTACGCCGGCGGATGCGGGCGGCCGACGGTGCTGATCGAGGTAGGCTTTAACATCCGGGTCTTTAACATTTCGGGACCCGGCTGCTGATGCTGTTTTCTCACTAAAACCGGCACGAATTGCCGCTTCCTTATTGGAGAGCCCGGCCAAAACGGCATCGGCGAAGGCTCGCTTTTTGCCTGTTAAAGCCATTAACAATTTCCTCCAAGGGGACTTTTTTCTCTGAATGCGGAACTAGTCGGTGTCTGAGAAACAGGTTGCGCCAAGTTTTGATAGCCCCCCCCT